AAGCCGTGCCTTTAATTACATTCTGCCAAAAACTTTTTTCAGCAATCATCTGATTACTAAAAGTTGCATTGTCTTTCTTTGGTATTAATTCTTTATTTACACCAAATACACCAGCAATCTTAATAGCATTCTCTAATGTTTCATCAAATGGCTCTAATTCCTTAATTGTGCCTAAAGTTTTGATAAATTGTAAAGGAACACTTGACATTCCAATAAAATTCTTATCTCCTATCAATCCATTTCTGTCTTGTAAGTCTTTAAGCATTGTATCTCTTGTGATTGGATCAATAGCTTCTTGTAACGAAGCACCGCCACCACCAACAGGAGCTTTAGCCAAAATACCAGCATTTCCATTTTTAGCATATACATTATACCTCGCTTGATATACTGCTAATATGTTATTTATGTTTTTCTCACAAGCAAACAATGGACTTCTACCAGTACCACTTTGCGTTATCCCCAAAGCTGTATTATGAAGTATATATCTTGGTTGTAATCTATGCTCATAAAAAAAGAACGTTTTGTAACTATCAACAATATCCCCCATTGATTTCATTAAAAAAGGATTTGAAATCTCTCTTTTTAACACAGGAACTGTTACATTAGGTCGTAAAACCCAAATATTACTAATATTGTCATAAGTTGGATTTACAATGCTGTCAGCCGTTTTTGTATAAAAATAACTGTTGCCATCACTCAACTTACTAAACACTTCTTGATAAATAATATCACTAAACTTATCTAAAGGATTAGGAGTGTCTAATAGCCTTTTTAAATTTCCAGTAGGTGTTATTATCTCTTGCGTTGATCTATTTATAATATCATACTTAATATTCGCACACCTTTCAGCAATAGCATCAATAGGTATAAATATTTCAGCAATAGTATTCGCCAATTCGTATGCTCTGCTTTGGTCAAACTTAATAAGTCTATCACCATTTACATTCTGCATATACTGATTGAAATAACTCAACCACGCACCATCGTTTTGCAACTCGGCAGAACCTTGTGGAGAACTATTTCTTTTTTTTCCAAATGAATACCAAGCCATTAATTATATATGTAAAAAAGCCTTAACCGAAATTAATCGATTAAGACCTTTAATTTTAAAACTGTTAGTTTTTACGTTCATTTATTTTGCTTTGTGCTACTTCACACAAATTAATTGCAACAAATATATAAAAAATTATTATACAAATATATTTTTTGTTTTTTTATTATCCGTATAACAAATTCTTATATTTTATTTTTAGTATGTTAGCAGCACTAGCTAAACTATCAATAGCATCTTTCTTATGAGTATTCTGTCCTTCTCTCTCATAACTTGTAACGTGCTTAATAAATCTTGAATATTCTACATCCCTTAGATAGTTTTCGTCAAATATAAAGTGTTTCTTAATAAATTCACTATTACTCAAAATCCTTGCTTCTTTTGGCATAGTAACCGTAAATGGCTTAACTTTTGTATTATTTGACATATCTCGCTTTAACAACATAAAAGCAGCAGCTCCTATTCCATTAACCTCTAAAAACACTTCTTCAATAAAATGTTCCCTACTTTTATCAATTAATTTTTCATTTATAATCTCAATACCATCTTTTGAATGAATAATCCCTTTGACAAAACACAAAAGCTTACCCTCAATAATCGCAACGTGCATAAATGGAATAGAATAATAATCTCCACCTGTATTTGCTGGATCGCCTACTGCAAACTTAAATACGATAGAGCTTATTGGTATATTATCAAAATTATAGAATTGTAATGATTGCAATGGCAATAACTTACCAACTAAGTCTTGTGGGTTCTGTTGATACTGAGTTTCAAAGATATTCTCGTCAATTTGTCGGATTTGGTTTAATTCAGCCAATGTTTGCTTAAATTCCCATAATGCGTGTTCATTTCCGTACTCATCGACAGTAATGCATGGAATATCAATAAAAGTCCATTCTTCTTCTTCAGTTTCCTTTAAATAGCCAATCAAGTCATTTGAGTGCAATCTTTGCCCAATTACTATAATCGGAGTTTCCCTACTGTTAGTTCTCGACCTAATCGTAGTTTCAAACCTCTCATTTACTCTTTGCCTCTTTAAATCAGAAAGAGCATCATCAGGTTTCAATGCATCATCGATAATAATCGCCCCAGCAAATACTTTTGTCTGTTCGGGTAAATTCTCGAAAATCTCTCTATCAACTTCTCCTGCACCAAAACCTGTAATCTGCCCACCCGTTGCAGTTGCATAAACTCCACCACCCCTCGTAGTATGCCACTTATTCTTACTCGCACTCGTCTTACTTATTTCAACATAAGGAAAAATAGTATTGTAATCCTCACTACCTACGAAATCTCTAGCACTTTCACTATTATCAAAAGCCAAACTTTGAGAATAACTCAAATGTATAAACTTACTACTAGGATTATGCGCCAAACCCAATGCAATGAAGTTTTTAACCGCTAATTCCGTTTTTCCATATCTCGGAGCTATACTTATGCAAAGCTTCTTTATATCGCCCCTAATGACCTTATCCAACGCATCACATATTATCTCGTGATGACTATTAACTACAAAACTCCTTCCATAACGCTTTTTAAAGAAGTATTTTGTAAAAGTCATACAACTTGACATTAATTTCGCTTGTGCTACTCTTAACTGCTCTAACGCAACTACATCATTCATAATACTAGTTTAAATGCAAATATAGAATTAGTTTTTTATAAGCCAATTTTTTGGAAAAATTTTTTTTTGAATACCAGTTTACTAAAGGGTTTTTTTGTGAGTGAATTTTGGTAAAAAATATTTTGGGGCTATTTATACTCCCTATCCCCCAATTCCAAAAGTTTATTATTATACCCTTCCCTTTCCTACATTCTGCGCTTGTCTTGGCTCGGTGGCGGTTGTTGATTCAGTCCAGGCGGTTGTTGACTTGTTGATTTTGACCTTTGCGCGATTGATCTTTGTTTTTCCTACAAATTTGGGTTGGTTTTGTTGTTGGTTGCGTAAACTATTACGATTTAATGCAGTGCGAAGCCTTATTCTTCTTTGATTTCGTTAAGTATCATATTAATATTTTCTATTGTTAGCGGTTGGCTTGTCTTTACTTCACCTTCAAGGGTTAAACGATCTCCGTATTTCTTCGGCATTAACTTACTTAAGAGCCATTTATCAGTATCTAAGATTAATCTATCACGTTGAACCGCTACGGGATTAGGTTTTAGGTTGCCTTCTGAATCAGTATAAAAGTCGTTGGCTCGGTTGTGGCTATTCCTTACCATTCGTTCGGCTATCAAGTCGGCTCGTGATTCAGTCGCGCGTGTGTATTGGTGTAAGAGAGTGGCATCTTTTTCTACCATCAACAAAAAACTTTTCTTATCTAACCCTATTTTCTTTGTGGCTTTTGTTAGGCTTTCTCCTTTCCTTTCAATTAGTTCTATTATATCGTTAAACTTCTTTTCTCTTATTGCTTTATTCTCTTGGCTCTTTGATGTGGTTATAGTTTTGCTAATTGTTTGCAGTTCCTTTGATTCTTTTGGATTGCTTTCTTTGTTTGTTTGCTTCTTATTCATTTTGTTAGTTTTAATACATTTAAGGCAAAGTTATATATTTTATTTGTTAGTTGTTTACTTTGGTTTTATTGTTTGTTATATAGCCTTATTTGATTGACTCAGTATTAATACTTTATCTTACTTTATTTGTTGTATTTTCTTACAACTATATTTATCTTTAAGTTGTTAATTATCAACCAATTACAAATTATTTACAATTATTTTACACTTTTTTATAAAAAACTTGTTTATTTATTTGGTAGTTGTTTATAAAATACCGTATATTTGTATGGTAGAAAGGAAGTAATAATACTAACAACTACAAAACAACAGTTCTTTGACATTTTGAAAGTTTAACAGGTAGCACCCTAATTAGTGTAAAGCCTTATTAACTCATATTAATAAGGAAATCTTTGTAGCTTCTAACGGATACCGAAAAATTAAACAAAAATAGCCTTACAATTCAGAATTTTACTCAAGTCGATTATTGAGGTAAGGCACTAACTAAAAACACTAAAAAAATGATTGAATTAGCAAAAAAAATTTGTCAATATAATGGGCAAACTGGAACTAATAAACAAGTTCAAAAATGTATAAAACAATTTAATAACTCATTAGAATTAATGCAACAATTTGCAAAAAATAGAATCAACTAATTTATAAAAACTAAAACTAAAAAAAAATGACAAATTACATTAAAATAAAAAGAACGATTGAAGCCTTACAATATTGCTATCCTATGCAAAAAATAGACAAACAAACTATTTTAAAGTGCTTAAATGACAATAATTTTTTATCTATTTATGTAAACTATTAAATAACTAACAATAAAAAACTTTAAAAAAATGGAAACTATCAAACAATTAGCACCGAATCAATTTTATTTTATTACTGACAATAAAATAGTATTTCAATCTTACCAAACTATTGTATGTACAATAGAAAATTTTGAAAATGCAAATGAACCAATAATTAAAATAACTGAAAACCAGCCGCAAAGCAAAACAACCGCTAAATATTTAAACAAATTTTTGTCTTTGCATACTTCAATAAATAACTATAAAAATATATAATCATGACTTATTTAAACGTTAAAACAAGTTACGGAATTGAAACCGTTGACCAATTAGACCGCAAAGACTTTATTTTATATAAAGATTATTGCAACGAATTAAGAAGGCTAAAAAATGAATATAGACTTTGCGGATTAAATGTTTATAGTTCGCAAAGGTCAACAAATGAATGGAAAAAACAACTAAATAACTAAACAATGGAACAAAGAACAAAACCGAAATTTATTGCATTAACCTCATATAATAGTAAAAAAACTATCTATTTAAATATAGATATGATTGGGGATATTATAGAAAACGATGAATTCACAAGGGTTGGGCATTTAACCCATAATAATGGAGGCTTTAAAGTAACACAAGATGCTGAGGAAATTTTAGACTTAATAAACAATTATAATTTATAACAATTAATAAAAACTAAATAAAAATGGAAACTACAAAAAACAAAATTATCAAAAGTAAAAAAATCGCCTTTTGTCCTGGACACGATAGACTAATTTTAATAATAAAAGAAAATGGCAAAATTGTAGGTTTAAATTATTGTCAAGGCGATGATTTAGACTATTTTACCGAAAATTTTGACTATATTGATTATGACTTAACCGATTTTTATCATTCAGTTAAAAAATACATTATTTCTGAAAATAAATTAGAACAAATAAATTCAATTATTTGGGCATATTTTCAATATAAAAATGCTAAACATTTGAGAAAATACGGCTTTAATAGGCCAAAATCGAATTAATTATTTAATAAATAAACATTATGAAACGTAAAAAAACTGATTCAACTATTAATACAATTATACAAATTACACTATTTACATTTTTTATTATTATACTTTCAGTAGTGGTGCAAATTAATAACTTTTAAAAACTTAAAAAAATGAAATCAAATATAATTTTTCAAAACAAATATTGTAAACTTTATTTTAAAGATACATTTATAATTTTATCAAGTAAAAAAGATATTCACAACGACAAATATTTTTTATCATTTGAGGAAAGCCGACAATATATGGCAAAAATGGGAATAACAATATAAAAACTAACTTTTAAGGCACTATTATAATAAAATCAACACAATACACTACTAACTTATTTTAGTGCCTTAATTATACTTTAAACAACTAAATTTTAAACTTATGAACTCATTAAACGAACAAATTAACCAGCAATTTGACAAAGTAGCTAATTTATTAAATAACACAAAGGAATTTAAAAACAACTTTTGTTTTTTATCAATATCGGATCAAGGTATTATTTTTAGTGACTTATCTTTTAATAATCATTTTTTGATAAGTAGAAAAAACAAAAAAAATCTACTTAGTTATAATGTAGAAACTATTAAATTAATTAAACAATTTTAAACTTATGAAAATTATTGACTTATTTGAATTGACTTTTATTGATAATACAAAAATATGGGCTTCGGTTCATTGTGTTAATGGTATTACAAAAATAAATACAACTTGCTTCGGTACTTTGGGCAAAGGTTTGAACCTGGAAATTAAAAAACTTTTTGAGAAGGATTTAAAAATAGTTTGCTATGTAGCTAATGAATTTAGTAAAAATAAAAATTTAGTAAAAAATTATATTGATTTTGTTGAACTTGAAAGTATTAAAATTCAAAATCAATTAATAAAAGCTTGTTAATATATTAAACTTAAAAATTAGAAAAAATGAAATATACTAGCACTTTATCCGACCTTAAAAAAATATTAATAAACTTAAAAAAAGAAAATAATTCCAATGATTCAGAACTAATAAAATTTTATGAGAATAAAATAAATATTGAAACGCAAAAAATATTAAATAAACTAATTAATTAAACTATAAAAAAATGAAAACTACAAAAATAAAAATAGGCGATTTTTTAACATTAAAAAAAGATATAATAATTTCATACGATCATAGTGTTTCATCTATAAAAATATGCAAAGGTGAAAAATTAGAGGTTGTGTCTATTAGCCCGAATAATCCTGAATTTTTAAGATTAAAAAAAGAAAATATTTGTAATAATATAGGAATGCGAATAAGTGATTTTAACTAACTAATTAAACTATAAAAAAATGATAACTTCACATTTAAATACTTATTTAAACGAAAAAAATATTCCCTTTATGTCTATACCAAAAATTGGTATTTCAATTGAAAGAAAATATTATTCATACGATAATTTTAAAAATTTTGATTGTTATTTTCTTGATTCAACTTTTATTATAAATTATAAAAACTAAAAAAAATGCAAACTACACTATTTGAAATAAAATTTTACGACGGGCGAAAATTTAACGTTTTTTGCGCTAATACTTCACAAATAAATAGATTTTTAAAATTTATTTTGAAACATCGTAGTAAAAT